ATCGTTATTCCCTGTATGATTTGGTCTGGGACTTTCGAGAATTGTTCCTGTAATATCGCACTCATCGAAGAAATCCACTAAGATTGGGTCTTCGAAAATATCGCCTTCTGCTCCTGTCGCGCCGAAATTAATACCTTCATTTATAACGACAAATTCATCTATAATCCCTGCATCAGTCCCCTCGCTCCTAATTGAAATAACTTGAATAATTATATTTGACCCAGTCCAAATGGTAGGAGGCGTAGTATTGGGTGGAGTTTGAAGTTTGCTCCTATAATACTTTCCTGCTTCATAATCCGTGCCGAAATCAGTCATATTAAATACGAACCTTGTGCCTCCCTGTTGCGCCATTTGACTATATTGCTCGTCTGTTGGATTTCTTGGAAATTGTCCCACATTACGATTACACATGTTAGCATAGCCAAAAGTGTTTCCATCTCCATCATCGATTAACTGATTAACAAGGGGCAGAACTGCTGTGTTTCGTCCTGTATGATTTATATAATAGCCGAATTTGACTGCTGTTCTCGTGTCGTCGATTTGGTTTTCAGTATCTCCTATGAACTCTATAACACCCTCGTTTGCTCCCTTTGAATTGATACACCCTGCCTCTAATTGAATAACATCTCCAACCTGCACCTCAATACCAGTAGAAGACACGCTGTTCGTCCAACGATTTTTAAATGTGTCTTCACTTTCGCTTATTTGTGCGAAGTTAGATTTTGCCCTGTTTCTGTTGCACTCTACGATTATGTTCTGCGTATATTGAGACATTCTTTCTTTATAATAAGATATTATTTTTATAAAGAAAGCAATAAATATACTTTTTTGGAAAAAGTATGACAAAAATAAGAATATGAAAATTACCCACAGGAGACGCCATTTATTATATAGTTTAGTTAAATGGTTGCTTCTGTGGGTAGCGAATTAAAACTGATTTTAGGCGGAAACCATGACCTCGCCATTCTTGATAGTCATAGTGCGTTCGACATTAGCCCAAACACGGAGGGAGCGTGCGCCATTTTCACCTATTACCCTGTTATATGTCTTGTTAATCTGGATTGGTTTAACGCCAATTTGAGTTCCTGCACCGAGAGCATTCACGCCAGTTGTGCTGAGGTCTAAACCTGTATAGTGCTGAGTTCCGCTGAGATGTCCTGCGGTTGTCTGGTATCCTTCCACAGCAAGGACAGCGATCGTGTTTTGATTGTTGGGGCGATTGGCGGCAGATTTATCGGTGTCGTTATCGTGTGAATATAAGATGGAAGGAACACGGAGAGGTCTTCCCATAGCAAAGCGGAGTTCATTCCACTTGCGAGGAGGAGCAACAAGGTTGCGGTCGAATACTCTGCTATCATTAACACGAAAATTGAGTTCATCAGGGACACGACCTTCACTTGAAATGTATCGACCGAATAAAGCGACTGCCTGTGATTTCTCATCTGTGATGTTGGTGAATTGGTCGGCAAGCAATAAGGAGCGGACATTTCTTCCAGCGACAGCAACTTCGCGCTCGACACGCTGTTCGATTACATTTGCGCCAGTTGGATTGCTGGTTGCTGGGGTCTGGCTCTCGGTGAGAATTAAGTCCTCATATAAAAAGGCTTCGCCACTCTGGGAGGCGATTTGCTGGGCGCGAGCATTCATAGTATCATCATTATAGAAAAGATGGTCGCTTACAAATTTGATATTTGAGAGCGATGGCTTGGCGACCTTGCTCGCTCCTGAGCCGAAAGTTTGACAGGTAATAGTGCCTAATTGAGCGGCGGTGGTCTGCTTGTTCCATCTAAGGCGGATATAGACCTGCTCCTTCATGGCGAAAAGAGGGAGGGTGCGGAGAAGCATAGCAGGGAATAACTGGGATAACTGCACGGCAAAAACAGGAGTAGTTGAGGCAACAGCGGTGGGGCGAATAAACTCTGGAATTGTGGCGGTGGTCTGGTTGGGGTTATAAGTTAAATCCCTAAAAGCGATTGCTTTTGCGCCGTCCTTCTGCGCCCATCTGTCGCCAGAAGCACCGACCTTCACCATATCAACATACGCTCTATGTTCTGGACTATCTAACTGCCTTATTAAAGTCTGTCTGTGGGCGTATTTTTGATTAGACATCACAACCTTAGTGCCTATCTGCAATTCGCAACTATCTATAAGCGAATGAATTCCAGTCATCATAGGGAAAAAGTGGCTATTATCAGCCTCGACGGCTAATTGCACGAAAGAACCGCCGTCAAGAATGCCGTTCATAGGCACTTGAAAAACACATTCGCTATCGGTGTTAGTGATTGGATCGAGAACTTCGGTGCGTATCTCTAATGATTGGACGCTGGGGTCTGGTTTTAAATCGAATGAGGTTGGTAAAGAATCCATTTTTTTATATTATATGGAAACATAAAAAAAAAAAGAAATAATTATTTTAATTTAATAAATTGCCTTAACTCATCACCATAATACCCTGAGGTGAATATTGGAGAGTATTTTTGGCGAGGACATATGAATAGATAGCATTTGGAGAGTTATCTACACCTGCACCGGTATTGAGTGAAGACTGAATGCGAGTGGCGTAGTTCTGCCCCCTGAATGAAACACCAAATTTGCTTACATTATCGAGAGCAATACCGACACCAAAGTTGCGCTTTCCAGCATCAACATACGTGAGAGCCTGAGGCAATTCATCATCATATAAACTCATCTGGTTTCCGCCAAATCCTATGCCCTGATTAGTGTTGTAAAGGCTGAATAAGTTGTAGAGAGGACGGAATGCGTTGAGGAAATTGATAAGGACACCAGTTTCAGGGCGAGCCTGAGCGGACTGGGTTTGACTATCCAACTCATAATCGAGGGCAAGTTTAACACCACCACGAGTGAAACTGACCTTATCAAGATCCACTTTGGTATCATACTGATTAGTTGCAGTCGCCTTATTGAGAAGCATATTAGTCGCGAAACTATCATGAGCGTAGTTGTTGGCGTGAGAAACAGGGAGGAAATTGTGAATAACACTAAGAGCGTTGTTGGTCGCGAGGTTATACTGCTGAGTGCTATCGCTTGAATTGATAACGGAATAGAGCGAGTTAAAGGAGTTGTAGGTGAATGAACCTGAACCAGCAACAGCGAGAGCCTGCTGTCCTTCGGCATCTGGGACAAGGAGATCGGCGGTGAGTGTTAAGTCCTTCAACTGATAGAAAGCGCCTAAGCCTGCGCCTGCATCAGCACCAGATAAGACCATCTGATCTGGGGCGAGTTCAATCTGGATGTTAAGACCACGCACGCCGTTTGTTCCTAATGGGATGGAAGTGCCTGATTGGAGAAGACCAGCATAAATAGGAATTGAGAAAGACACCTCGTTATTAACTGCTAAATTACCTGCGTCCTGAACTCCCATAGCAAGAGAAGTGATAGTCATCTCATTCATAAAAGTTTCTGGACTGGATACGGAAGAAAGCATGGAAGCAACCAATCTCCCATATTGGCGAATTGACTCTAATGTCTGCCCTGTCTGCTCGCTCGACATTACGACATTTTGTATGACCGAATTGACGCCGATGCGATCGTTTAACTGGATATTAACTTCGCCAGTTCCTTTGGCGTTGTTGTTATCAGGGAGAGCGCCGTTTGCAGTATTCACTCGAAGAGTTCCGTTAAGGCGGACAGATGAAGCCTTTAAAAGTTTGTTGGCGGAAGCGACCTGAATTGTAATTATTGGATTACCTCCCTTAAAGGAGTAGGTGTTATCGCTGGGCTGATTGTTGGGGGTGATTTCGACCTTTTCGACTTGAACGATATTCATTTTTTATATTATATGAAAACATAAAAAAAAAGAGAAATAATTATTTTAATTTAATTTAAACCACGACAGAAACTCCGTCCTTATTAATTATTAATCGGCGCTTATGGAAAATGTAATTATTAAAGAGTTTTTCCTGAGTGGCGGTGGAATCATAATCAACACGAAGAGAAAGGGTCTGGTCTTTTAAGTTGAATACCTGTCCGTATCTGCTAAAACCACGACCGATGGCGAAGTGGCGTGCGATTTCGTGGAGGTTGCGGACTGGTTCATTAATATTGAGGATTGATTTCTGCAATTCGCTAATATGGATTGCCTCACTTCGTCTGTCGTTGGAAGTGAGTGCCTGAGAGTATCGCTCTAATGGAACAACACGAGAAGGAATGAGATGAGTGCCGAATACGAACTGATAGTTGCGTGCATCATCAGGAGTGGCGACAAGAGAAGAAAAGGCAACATCTCTTAATTTGGCTTGGTCGAGTGGCTGAGATAAGCAAGATAAGGCTCTGCTCTGCTGGGCTGGGATTAAGGCAGTAGTTAATCCAGTTTTGTTGCTCTGGTTATGTCTGTAAAGTGTGTAAGTGTCGTAG